ACATGGGCGGCTACCCGGCGGGCGATTATCAGGTGACGTGGGACGGGGCGGCGACGCTTGCCTTTTCCGGCGGCACGTTCAAAGCCACCGATGCACACTCCGGCGTCCTGACGTTGGCCCCGACCACCAACACGACCCCGGCCAATCCCGACCACTACCTGCAACTGTACGTCACCCCGACCGACGCCACGCAGCCGCTGGCCAACCTGCATATCTGGTGCCCCGGTTACGGCCCCGGCGGCCCGACGTATCGCAAGGAATTTCTGTCGATGCTCGCGCCGTTCTGCTGCATCCGAACGATGGATTTGCAGGGGATGAACAACAATGTGGATGTTCATTGGGCCGACCGCACCACCCCGACAACCTGGTGTCAGGTCAACGGGTCGCATGGGGTCGCGATCGAGTATTTGGTCGAGGAAGCCAACGAGGCCGGGAAAGACCTCTGGGTGAACGTCCCGATCAAGGCAGATGACGACTACTGCCAGCACATGGCGCAGGCGCTGCATGGAGTTGGTCGCAAGGTGCATATCGAATACGGAAACGAGGTCTGGAATTGGGGCATGCCGGTCGATCGCCAATACATTCACGCCCTCGCAAACACCGCTCCGACCAGCTACGCCTACGACGGCAATATCGTCAACGGCAAGATCGTTCCCGACACCCTGAACGCCGACGGAACGCCTCACCTGGTCACGGACCAGAACACACGGGATGCCCGCTGCTGTGCCGAACGTGCCCGGCAGGTGGCGTTGATCTTCCGTGCCGCGTTTGCCGATCGACCCAATGACCTGAAAACCATCTGGGCCGGTCAGGCCGGGTGGAACGCCTGGGCCAAGAGCGGTCTGGATTGGATTGCCGCCAAGTACGGGGATCATCCGTTCGACGAGCTGGCAATCGCGGCCTATGTCACCTGCGGAGGATACCTGCCCAGCGCCGCGACGCAGCCCACCACGACGCAGACCGATGCCCTGACCGATGTGTTCAATGCCACGAGCAAATTCATCTCCACCGACCTTTCCGGTCAGCTTGATCAGCACGCCGCCCTGTGCAAGCAGTACGGCTTGGACCTTGTGATGTATGAGGGTGGTCAATCGCTGATGCCTGTGAACAAGACCGCCTTTGCCAGCACGGACCTGCTGTATCAGGTCCAGCTCGACCCGCGCATGGGCCAGCAATACGACCAGCTTTTCGCCATGTGCCACAGCAAGGGCGTGACGCTGTTTATGAATTACTCGATGGAAGGCGCGTGGTCGAAATTTGGGTTCTGGGGATCGGCACAGACCCTGACGGACACAGCCGGGCCACGGTGGCAATGCCTGCTGCGGGAGTCGGCAAAGAGCAATTGAGGGAAGGTGACGCCGTGATTGATGAAAACGACCACGAAGCATTGTGCGAGGCCGTAGTCAGGCAAACGGAAATTGCGGGCTCTGAGTGCTTTGAAAAGAACTACGTAAAGGACGGCGACATTCTTGCATCGGTCTTTTGTTTCGTCGGCCCTCACGCATCCGAGATGACGGCAATGATTCGAGAGCAGTTAGACCATTTTGGTTTTCGGCGTGATGTTGAAGAGAAGTCGGTGAAGTCGAATTGAGCCGTCGACGGTTTGTCGACAACTGGTGACGCCATGAAATTCCACTTGCCCCGCTGGCCTTTCATCCTCCGGTCGACGCACGAGAGCATCGTGATCGGCCTAACGAGTCGCATAGAAGCCGGAGAGAACGTCGCGGAGGAACTGAATCGGAAGCTTTCCGAGATATGGGCCGACACATCTTGCACCGAGAGGAGCCTCCGAATTGCACTGGAAAACGTCACCGGCAAGCACAACGCGGCGTGGGCACGTGTGAAGGAACTCGAAGAGAAGCTGACCGTCTCCAACGACTGTATTACGGCTATGCGGGTGGCCGCGCAACGCGAACGTGCAGCACTGAAAGCGAAGCTGGCCGCGAAGGCCAAGCCGGTCAAGCGGGGGAAGAGGAAGAAGTAATGGGATCGCAGGCACCATGCAGCCTTGAGCAATATGAGCGGGACGCCCGCCGCAAGGAAGAGCTGCGCAAGCATTGGCGGGTCGTCTGCAAGGCGTTCAAGGAAAAGCCGCTGTTAGCGATCGTCGCATCGCTGGTGGTCATTGGTCGCAGGATCGCGATCCCCCTTGCCTTGCTTTTGGCCGGCTATTGCTTCGGTCGATTTGCTCGATGACCCTCTCCGCCCCCAGCATCCTCGCCGCCATCAACTCGTGAACCGCCAAGCATCTAAACTACTTCGCGTCGCCTGCATCCTGCTGGCGTGTGCCGCCGGCGTCTTCGCCGGCCATCGCCTCGTCGCGCAGGCCACGCTGCCGGCCCAGCCCGTCGTGATAACGACGGACGGGCTGATTGACGCGCGGACGTTCGGCGTCGTTGCGGACGGGCAGCATGACGATTCCCCGGCCCTGCAAGCCGCGATCGACTACGCAATCAACACCGCGACCTGTCGGGGCGTCCAACTGCCCCCCGGCATCATCCGCCTCGGCTCCCCCTTGAAAATCTGGCCCCTCACGCCGGGCGGCCAACCGAGCGTGGTCCTTTGCGGCGTCACGCACCCCGCCGGCTTTTCCGACGGCTCCCACCAGACGGTTCTGCGCCCCGACTTCGCCAACGCGCCGATCCTGTCGATCCAGACCGGGCGGGGTGTGGTCATCGAGGGGATTGTTTTTGACGGACTTTTGCGCAGGGGATGGGAGCCAAACTACACCGATGTATTCCAACTCTCGAACTTTGCGGCAAACGGCGTTCGGGACAGTCGTTACTCTCCACAGTGCGCCATCGCATTCGATCCGAGCGGCAACGGTTCCGTGCCTGGGGATGGTGGTTTTCCTGGATTCGATTATTCCTCCCGTCGAAACGGATCGTCCAACTGCATCGTCCGCGATTGCGTCATCCGTAACTGCATCGTGGGCATCCTGGCAGATCCCAACGGAGTAAACAGCAACACCAGCGAGCTTCTTTTCGAGCGGCTTGCCATCAAAGCCTGCAAAGTCGCCTACGCCTGCGGCGGCACCCAAGCCAAGGTCGTGACGTTCCGCGACCCGATCATTACCGGCGTCAATACCGCGTTCGATACCGTCAACTACGGCCCCGGCAAAGGCAGACCCCCTAAGCTCGTCACCGGCGGTTCCATCGGCATCTGTGCCGCGATCGCCGACTACGCGACCGATGGGGGCGGGACGGCGTTCGAGGGCGTGTCGGGCGAGTCGATCGGATCACTGGGCACGTTCGGAGTCGCACCCAGCGGCGCTGCGTCGGTGTCGTCCTTCTCGGGCTGCGATCTTTTATTCAACGTCAACCCGAATGGACCGACACCCGACTGGCTGACCCTCGGCCAGCAACTCGCCCTGCGCGACAGCACGCTCACGACCGACCATCAGTTGCGGGCGATCCTCAGCGGCAACCTGCGGATCGATAGCGTGCGGTGGAACCCGTACGGAACGATCTCGCCGGCGGCGATGATGTGGTGGAGTGACCCGAGCAAAGTGAGTGCGAACTAACCATGAGTTTCCCCACCTACACCGCCGTCCCGTACCACACCGCCCAGAATCCGGCGCTGCTTGCCGCCGTACTGGCAAAGGCGGTGACGCAGGCCTGCCGCATGGCGTGGATCGGGGACTCGCGCTCGACCAACCCCAACGGAAACGGGCATCACCTTCTCCCGCTGCTGGACGCCGCCTTCGCGGAGCATTTTCACAATTCGCCGGGATCGGGGCTTTTGTGGAACACCGGCGGCCCGGGAAGTGCGACGGGCTATTTTTGCGGCGGAACGGTGAACAACACCGGCGGCACCGCGATGCGCCTGACGCCGGACAAGCTGCCGCCCCAACTCTCGTTCCTAGGGGCGAACGTCTGCAAGGCGATCAACAACACCGACGCCAACATGTTCATGGCGAAGTGCTTCCCCCGGAACGAGCTCTCCTACGCGTACGGCTTGATCGGCGGCAACTATTTCCCCAACGCCGGGACCGACTCGCTGTCGGTCTATATCGACGTGACGGTGGCGACCAAGGCGTGGCACGGTGCAACCTCCGGCCAAGTCTTCTGGCAGTTCGGCTGGGCGGCGGCTGCGACGATGCTGTACGACGGAGCGCCGGTGACCAATAGCGGAACCACCGCCCTGGACATCAACAACGCGACCGGCCCCAAGACGATCACGTTCACGCTCGGGCCTTTTTCCCCGACCCCTTCCGCCGGCAAGCAATACCCGACGCTCTACCTGCTCTCATCGACGACCGATCCGGTGGACGTGCTGGGCGTGCGGTATCGTCCGGCCACGCCGACGTACGGGATGACGGTCGATACCTATTCGGCCGGCGGGTACGACTCGACGAGCTGGCTGACCAATCACAGCAACTGCGGGCCGTTCCTGGTCGCGCAGAAGTACGACGTCATCACGATCTACTACGGGGCGAACGATTCGGCCGCCGGCACCACGGCCCTGCAATTCCAGACCAATCTGCTCGCCCTGATCGCCTGGTTCAGGGCCAACGTCAGTTCGACGATCCCGATCATTCTGATCGGGGACATCTGGCGGGGGACGCTCACCTCCGGTCAACAGACCGAGCACGATCAGTACCCGGGCGTCTGTGACGCGATCGCGCAGGCCGACCCGACGGTCATTGCGATCAACGCGCGCCGTCTGACCGAGGACCGGGGCTTCAACGCGATTAATGAGCTGCCCTCCGGATCCAGTCGGGGCGCGTGGGCCGTGGGGGCAACGTACGGCCCCGGCGACATCGTGACGGTTCCGCTGGCCACCGGCGGGGCTTTTTATACGTACAAGTGCAATACCGGACATACGTCCAGCACGGCGAACATGCCGCCGGATACCAATTTCTGGGACCAAGTACAAAACCACACGGTGGACCTGATCCACGAAACGCTCTACGGCTCGCAGGCGGTCGTCGAGCCGGTGGTTGCCGAAATGTTTTCGGTCGCCGCCTCCACAACCGGCGTAATTGTGTCGGGTTTCGTCAACGGCATGACGCCGCTGCCGGCGAACGTGCAGCAGTTTCAATCTCGCGCATTAGGCGACCCGGGCGCTCCGGTGACGATGAGCACGGTGATCGGGGACGCGACGGCGGCGGCACAGGCGACACTGCAAACGACCGCCAACGCGATCAAGGCCAAGACGGACCCGCTCGGCACCAATGCCGCCGATAGCCCCAACGCGGTGACGGCACAGGGGAACGCCGCAAGTGCCGCGTCCAGTGCTGCCACGGCCGCGACACAGGCAACCGCCGCGGCAACTTCGGCGGTACTGGCCGGAAGTCAGAGCTTCAACAACACCGGACAGATCGCCGCCCTGCCCACCGCCGGCAATACCGGCACCGGTGCCAACTCCGTCACGATCACAGTCAACGACGGGACGAACCCGATTCAAAACGCCACGGTCTCGATGACGCAAGGGTCGAGCGTTTTCAGCGGCGTGACCAACAGTAGTGGGCAGATCGCGTTCAGTCTCGGTACCGCGACGTACACCGTGGCCATCGCGGCGGCCGGGTACACGTTCACGCCGGCCACGCTGGCCGTGTCGGGGGTGACGACGCATACGTACTCGATGGCGCAAGTGGTCATCACGCCGGCTGGAACGCCCGGACAGACCAATGCTTACGGGTATACCTACGACGGGTCGGGGACGATCAAGGCATACACAAAGGTCAACTTCAGGCTCTACGACGCAGCGCAAAGCACGAATGTTTATCTACGTACGTCGTTCTCGGTAACGAGCGGGTCTGATGGGCTTGTGCAGGCCACGATGCTGCAAGCAGCCAAGTATCAGTTCCAAGTCGACGGCGATTCGCGATGGAGCGATCCGTTTACCACCGGAACGAATGCCACCTATCCGCTGCCCGAGTTGCAGAGCCAATTGAACTGATGCCCTGCCGCCCGCTATCACATGCCGACCGGCTCAGGGCAAGCCGGCCCTCCCCGTCGATGACTGATCGACCATCCGCAAGGCAGCGTGGGTACACCACTGCATGGGAGAAGGCCCGCAGGCGATATCTCAAAGCCAATCCATTCTGCGTGCGGTGCGAAGCGGATAGACGCATGACGCCGGCAACGGTTGTCGACCATCGTACTCCCCACCGCGGCAACCACGAACTATTCTGGGATGAGGGCAACTGGCAGCCGCTGTGCAAGCGATGCCACGACCGCAAGACCGCGACTGAAGATAGGACTGGATCCGGTGCGACAGATCGGCAGTGATGGAACGCTGTTGATGTGAAGATGGGGTATAGGGGGTCAAATTATCTAAATGGGCCTCGTCCGGACCGTCGCCGACCAGTCACGCGATATCCTGCGAAATTAGCAAATGGGACCCGTTTCCACCTGATTAACGGTTTTTCATGCCGCGTGGACGCAAGCCAAAACCCACGATTCTAAAGATTCTGGCGGGCAATCCTGGTTGCCGCCCACTGAATTTACGCGAACCCCAGCCATCGCGCGAGCTGCCTCTGTGCCCCGACTGGCTGGACGACGAAGCCAAGCGCGAGTGGAACGGGATCGTTCCCGAGCTCCATCGCATGGGATTGTTAACTGTGGTCGACCGGGCCGCGCTGGCCGGATACTGCCAGGCATTCGCAGACCTTAGGGATGCGGTCGAAACGCTGCGGACGGACGGGAAGACGATCACGACCGCCAACGGCAATCTACTTCCCCACCCGGCGGTATCGCAGAAGAACCGGTCGATGTTAATCCTCGCCAAGTTCCTCAGCGAGTTTGGCCTGAGCCCGGCAAGTCGAGTGAAGCTGAAATCTCCCGACCAGTCTCCCCGAGACGATTTTGAAGAATTCATGCAAAGCGGTTGATGCGCTGACCAAGCGGTGGACCCTGTCCATCGCCGACGAGCACGCGGTTGCGGAGGGCTGCCGGTTCGACCTTCAGGCCGCCGAGCGGGTCCGGACGTTTTTCCGGCGCTTCCTGCGTCAGTCCAAGGGGGAATGGGCTGGCAAGCCGTTCGAATTGCTTGACTGGCAGTGGCAGGACGTGATCGCCCCGCTGTTCGGCTGGAAGCGACCGGACGGAACCCGCCGGTACCGCAAGGGGTACATCGAGATCCCCAAGAAGAACGGCAAGAGCACACTGAGTTCCGGCATCGGCGTCTATCTGCTGGCGGGCGACAACGAGCCCGGCGCCGAAGTCTATGCGGCGGCCGCGGATCGGGATCAGGCCACGATCGTTTTCAACGAGTCGGCAAACATGGTCGAGGCATCGCCCGACCTGTCCCGCCGGCTGGAGGTGGTGCGGTCGACCAAGCGGATCATCTACCCGGCCAGCCGCGGGTTCTATAAGGCCCTTTCCGCCGAGGTGGCAACGAAGGAAGGGCTGAACATCCACGGCCTGATCTTTGACGAGCTGCACGCCCAGCCCAACCGCCGCTTGTGGGACACGCTTACCTACGGCGGGGCCTCGCGTCGCCAGCCGATGTTGCTGTCGATCACCACGGCCGGTTACGACCGACATTCGATCTGCTGGGAGCAGCACGAGTACGCAGAGAAGATCTTAAACGGCACCTTCTACGACGACACATTCTTTGCCTTCATTGCCGGCGCGGACGAGACCGACGACTGGACCAAGGAAAAGACTTGGCGCAAGGCCAACCCGTCCTACGGCGTCACGGTCAAGGCCGATGCCTTCGCGTCCGATTGCCAGGAGGCGCAGAACAGCCCGGCCAAAGAGAACGCGTTCAAGCGGTATCGCCTGAACATCTGGACCGAGCAGGACATCCGCTGGCTGTCGATGCTGAAGTGGGATGCCTGCGCCGGACCGGTTGACGCGGCGGAACTGGCCGGACGGGAGTGCTATGCCGGGCTGGACCTGGCGACCACGACCGACATTGCCGCCCTGATCCTGCTTTTTCCCGAAGACGATGACGGGTATTCGATTTTGCCGTTCTTCTGGGCCCCAGAAGACAACATCCAGACCCGGGAGCGCCGCGATCGTGTTCCCTATCCGCTGTGGGCCAGGCAGGGCCTGATTGAGGCGACTCCGGGCAACGTGGTCGACTACGACCATATCCGTGCCAAGATCAACGAACTGTCGCAGGTCTACCACATCCGCGAACTGGCGGTGGACCGATGGAACGCGACGCAAATCACCACGCAGTTGATGGGAGACGGCATCGAGATGGTCCCTTACGGCCAGGGCTTCGCGTCGATGTCGGCGCCCACCAAGGAACTTGAAAAGTTGGTCCTGGGCGGCCGAATTGCTCACGGCGGACACCCGGTTCTGCGGTGGATGGCCGGAAACGTGAGCGTTGAACAGGACGCGGCCGGGAACCTCAAGCCGTCGAAGAAAAAGAGCACCGAGCGCATCGACGGCATCGTTGCGACCGTCATGGCGCTGGGGCGGGCGATGTTGCGGCCCGACTCCGGCAGCGTGTACGAGTCGCACGGCATCCAATACATCTGACGACAAACCCCATGGGGATCTTCTCCAGAATCACCTCCATCTTCCGCGCCCAATCCATGCCCTTGCCGCCCGTGGGCGACGAACAGCGGTCGCTGGAGAGCCCGACGTTTGCCGTCAACCCGTCGCAGCTCGACATGATCTGGGGCGATGGCCCCACGCGATCCGGCGTGCAGATCAACGAGCACACGGCGCTGACCGTCGTCGCCGTCTATGCCGCCCACAAGATCCTCGGCGAAACCATCGGCATGCTTCCCTGGGCGGTGTACGAGGGGGACGAAGACGACAAGGAGCGGCACCGCGACAAGGAAAGCCCCGCATATCCCTTGTTGCGGTACGCCCCCAACGAGGAGATTTCGGCGTTTACTTTCAAGGAAACGCTGATGCACCACTGTCTGGGCTGGGGCAACTGCTACGCCCGGATCCTCCGGGACAACGCCGGTCGGCCGCGGGAACTGCGGATCCTGACGCCCGACCGCACGCACCCCGAGCGAAAGGGTGGCCGGCTGCAATACCGCACCGAGTTGGGGGAGACGTACGACCCGTCGGAAATCCTGCACGTTCCCGGCCTCAGCTTCGACGGCCTGAAGGGATACAGTCCGATCGCCATGGCCCGCGAGTCGATCGGCGCGGGCAAGGCTGCGGAAATCTTCGGGGCGACGTTCTTTGGCAACGGCGCCACCGTCGCCGGCGTGCTGGAATATCCGACCAAGCTGAAGCCGGAGGCGCGGGCGAACCTGCGGGAGAGTTGGCACGCGATGCACGGCGGCAGCGGCAACGCCAATAAGACGGCGATCCTTGAGGAGGGAATCAAATACTCGCGCGTCGGTGTCCCGCCCGACGAGGCGCAGTTCATGGAGACGCGGAAGTTCTCCATCATCGACATCGCCAGGCTGTACCGAATTCCCCCGCACATGCTCGGCGACCACGAGCGCGCAACCCACAGCAACATTGAGCAGGCCAGTTTGGAATTCCTGGTCTACACGATGAGCCCGTGGCTGACGAAGTTCGAACAAGAGGCGACCCGGAAGCTATGCCAGCCCGGACAAAACTACGTCAAGTTTGACGAGCGGGCCCTGCTCCGGGCTGACCTGACCGCCCGGCAGAATTATTACGCTTCCGGGCGCCAGTGGGGCTACTTATCTGCGAATGACGTGCTGCGGATGGAGGGCGAGCAGCCGATCGGCAAACAGGGCGATGTGTACCTGTCCCCGTCCAACGAACAGAACGCCAAGGTGGTGCTCCAGCAGACGGCGCCCGCCGAGCCGACGCAGGCCGGCAAGCCCGGTTCCGGATCCGCCCCGTTCGGCGGGGCCGATCCCGCCGCCCGCCGGGCCATCGCCGTGGGGGCAATGCGGGTCGTGTTCGAAGACGCCATCGGCCGCATGCTCCGCAAAGAGTCCAACGCCCTGTCGCGGATCCGCACCAGCCCGGAGAAGGTGGAAAAGTTCTATGCCGAGCACCAGCAGCACGTCCGCGAGGCCCTGTCGCCGGCGATCCGCTCGCTGGGCCTGATGCTTGGCGTCGAGCACGACGAAGCGCACCCCGCAGTTGAGCGGCTGGCAGCGGAGCGACACGCCGACTGTCCCGAGTTGCCGGTGCTGGCGGCGGCCAAGGCCGGCGAGTTGATCAAGCACTTGTGCGAAGTCCAATCGTGATTCATTACACCTGTCCCGCGTGCCACGCCCGGCTGATTGAGGCCGTCAACGACGACGGCCGGACGGTCAGGGTCTGCCCCAAGTGCAGAGCCCGGATCGATCAGCCCGAGCAGCGGGAAACTACCGAGGCCCCCATGGAGATCACCGAAACCCGTAACGCAATTGCCCCCGAGGTCGAGCGCCGAACCTACGCCGTGACCGACATTCGTATCGAGAAAGGCGCCGACGGGAAGCCCCATGTTCTCGGGCATGCCGCCGTCTTCAATTCACGATCGTTGCCGCTGAAGACGAAGGGAGGCAAGAAGTTCGTCGAACAGATTTCCCCCGGTGCCTTCAAAAGGGCGCTGGCGAGCGGCAGGGACATTGTGATGTTCTACAACCACGACCAAAGCCGCGTATTCGCCCGAACTTCAACCGGCACCCTGGATCTTGGCGAAGACGAGAAGGGATTGAAATTTGATGCCGGGCTTGCGAACACGACCCATGCCAATGACATGGCGGAGGACATCAGGCACGGCAACATTAAGGGCGTGTCGTTTGGGTTCAGCGATCCAGAAGACGAATGGAGCAAGGACGGCGATATGCCCGTCCGCACGCTCAAGGACATTCCCCTCGGCGAAGTCAGCCCAACCCCCTTCCCGGCTTATCCGGCGACGGACATCTCGGTTCGGAGCATTGACCAAGCCATTGAGCGGGTCGAGGCGGGCGAAACCGACGTGCGCGGCAACATGCCCGGCTACTCCATGCCGCAGGCAGCCTGTCGGAACGCAATGATGGCCTGCCGGTCGGCTTGGGAATCGATCCACTCGGCGCACGAGGCGCTGCACGGGATGGACTCAAACCCCAATGCGCACGAGGCCCGGAGCATGCAGGGCTTGCACGAGCAGGCCGGGCACCTGCGGAGCAAGCTGGCCGAATTGCGTTCGACGATCACCGCGAAGCTGCCCAGCGGCGACGATGATGGGGACGATGACCTTTCCGGTGATGAGAACGGCATTCCTGGCACCCCCAGCACTCGCGTCGGCATCCTGAGCTGCGAGATTCAGGCCGCCGCGGAGTGTGGACTGCCCACCGACGACCTCCGTGCCGCTCTCAACGAGGCCATGGCAGAGCAACGCGGCGGAGAAGCCGTCCACGGCCCGACCGCCGCCCGGGCGCGTAAGGCCATTGCCGCGGGCGACGTCGATCACGGCGAATGGTCCGCTCCGAACATGGGCGACCGCGACCAAGAGGATTGCCTGGGGGCTGGCAAGTCCTACCCAATCTTCAAGGGCGGCAAGGTATCGGACGCGGCACTGCGGAATGCGGCTTCGCGTGGCGCCCAAAACGCGCCGGCCGTCGGCAAGGAGGCTTCTGCCCTGCTGGAACTTCTCGACGCCAAGAAGGATGACAAGCAGCGGGAGGATGACAACGGGGCCGGCAGCGCCGAGGAAGTTCCGGCGTGATCGCCCTGTTCGTCAACACCTACCGTGACCCCGAACCGGCGCGGGACGCGGAATTGAGCGCCGTCCAAGCCCACAACTCTGGAAACAAGGCCATCGCCCAGATTGTACAGTTGGTCGGGCCGCGACTGCCGTTCAGTGAGTTGTTCCGGGAGGTCAATCGTGTCAGCCAGGATCAACAGGTCGTCGTGGTGGCCAATGCGGACATCTACTTCGACCAGAGCATTGCGGACGCGGCCGGAATTACTGCGGATCGCGCCTACGCCCTCACCCGATGGGACGACCGTTCAGATGGAGTACACCTTTTCTCTGACGAGCACGGCGCGCCACGGTGCGACTCGCAGGACGCGTGGATATTCCGAGCCCCGATCCGTCAATCACTGATCGACGCCTGCGACTTTACCCCCGGCATCCGCGGCTGCGACAACCGACTGGCTTATGAAATCGCCAAGGCCGGGTACGCGATCAGTAACCCGAGCAAGACGATTCGGGCGATTCACCTGCACCAGACCGATATCCGGCGGTACGGCCACGGCGCCGACGACTGTGTTCCCAAGCCCTACCTGCTGATTGACCCGCACGAGTTGGGTCAAACGCCCAAGTTGAGATACTGCCTGTGAAGATCCTGCATTTTGCCCTCCTCGCGCCCGGCTCGCCACAGTGGGGCCTGCGCAACGCCCTGCGGTCCGTCGCCTCCGAATATCAGGAGTTCGATTGGTACAGGTATTGGGCACTGGATCAGGTTCGCGAGATGCGGGAGGCGTTTGCCGTTCAGGCAGCCACGTTCCGGCCGGACCTGACCTTCCTGCAAATCCAGACGCCGAACCTTTTGCCCGGCGCCGTGCTGAGCCAGATTCCGGGGTTTACGCTGAGCTGGTGCGGCGACCTTCGCGACGAGACGCCCGAGTGGGCTTGGAAGGTGGCGCCGCACGTCTCGCTCAATTGCTTCAGTAACCTGCGCGACGTGGAGAATCTTCGAAGCAAGGGACATCCGGCGGAGTTTTTGAACATCGGTTTTACCACCGACGTTTTTACGCCGGACGGAGAACCCCGGCCCGAAACCCCCGAGATCGTCTTTCTCGGAACCAATTACGCGAATCGCTTCCCCTGCAGCGCCCAGCGGCAGAAGGTCGTCGCCGCGATGCGTCAGCGGTACGGAGACCGGTTTGCCGTCTACGGTGGCGGATGGGGTCCGAGCGACCCGTTTCTGCTGGAGCCGGAAGAGGCGGCAGCCTATCGATCCTGCAAGATCGCGCTGGACATCAACCACTACCAGACCGTTGCCCGGTTCACGAGTGACCGACGGTTCCGGGCGATGGGCAGCGGCGCATTCGTCATCGCGAACTGGCATCCGGGGATCGAAGAGGATTTCGAGATCGGCAAGCATCTGGTGTGCTTCCGCAGCCCGGACGAGATCCCCGATCTGGTGGACCACTACCTAGACCACGAAGACGAGCGAAAAGCCATCGCGGCGGCGGGATGCGCCCACGTTCACGCAAACCATTCGTGGGATGCGCGGATGAAAGAGATTCTTAATTTCAGCAGCAAATATAGGAAGGCGGCGGCATGATTGACCTTTCCCTCGACACCATCGGCGGCTACCACTCGGACGAATCCCTGCGCAAGTGGCCCCCGGGCTCCTGCTGGGAGAATGAGGGGCGATACCTGTACAAGACCGTGCGGGAGATGCGCCCGGCAGTGATCGTCGAAGTGGGCCGCTGGGAAGGCTGCTCGGCGTCGCACCTGGCCCTTGGCTGCAAGCACAACGGGTTTGGCCGCGTCTACTCGATCGATATCAACCCGTCCGCCGGCGCCAAGATCCCGGCCGACCTGCTCCCGTATGTCGAGTTCATCAATCGTGACGTGTTTGCGATCGACTGGCAAAAGGATTTTGGCCTGCCGATCGACCTGCTGTTGGAAGACGGGCACCACTCTCCCGGCTTCACCGAGCACGTCCTGCGCCACTTTCCGGCCCGTCGGGTGATCGTCCACGACTACAACCACTGGGACACTCAGAAGACGGTGCGGCCCGAATGCCTGAATGTTCTGGGCGAGCCGGACGAGAACTTCTTTGAGCCGCCGAGCGACTGTGGATACGCGGTCTACCGGCTGGAAGAAAGGGGAACGCCGTGAGTGCCGCGCAGATATTATTGCTTGTGATTTCGATCATCTTTCTGCTGGCAACTGCTGAAATATGGGTTCCGCTGCTGTTCCTACTCTTGGCTGGCATCTGCCTGTTCCCAGTTGCGTTGGCGGCGATGTTGTTCAGGGCAATATCGCACTTTCAAAGCAAGTGAAGTTCGTTCGCCTTCTCAACGACCAAGGCCAGACTTACGGCAGCTACACGGATTATTGGCGACTGGTCGCCCTGTCCGATTTTGCGACCTGCGAGCAGAATGAGATTCAGCCGGACGCGGACGAGACGTACATCCTCAGCCCGCCCAACGGCAACGCCCACGCGATCGCCAGCCAGCCCCGCCGGGCCAAGATGATTTGCTGGATGCTGGAGCGGCCAACCGGCGGCTTGGCGGGGTTTGTCCCGCAGATGTACGACCAGGTTTGGATCAGCGACCGATGGCTGGCCAGCCAGTTCAAGGACGACCCCAAGGTTAAATACGTTCCGGTCGGCGGACACCCTTCGCTCGGCGGAACGCCTCAGCCGGTCAAGTTGTGGAACTTTTCCCACATGGCCTACATCTACGGCCGGCGGCAGCGGATCGTGAACGAATTAGAGGGCAAGGGCTACAAGGTCGCGGGTGCCTGCTGGGGTGCCGAGCGGGATTGGCGGCTGGCGTCTTCGAAGATGGGCCTGTGCCTGCATCAAGACACGCTGCCGATCATTGAACCCCTGCGGCACGTGCTGTTCGCCTGCTGGAAGCTGCCGCTCGTGGCCGAGCCGTCGCACGATCCGTTCCCCTATCGCGTCTACGGTCTGGATGAAATCGAGCGGGCAACGGAGTGGGAAGGCAACTACCACCTGATGACCGAACATCTGACGTTCCGAAAGTGCGTGGAGGCGGCGCTGTGATTGTTGCCGCCATCCCACTCCACTACGGCGCCGAGTACCTGCGGCAAGCCGTTGAGGCCGTCGAGCCGTTCGTGGGCCGGGTCGTGGTCCTGTACACGCCACATCCAAGCTACGGCCACTCGACCGTCCTGCCATGCCCCGATAGCGAGGAGAGTTTGCGGGCCTGCTGTGATGGCGTGGCGCACAAACTGACGTGGAAGCGAGGGGAATGGGCCGGAGAGGGGCAGCACCGCAACGAGATTTACAACCTCTGCCCCGACGCGGACCTGATCTTGCAGGTGGACGCCGACGAGGTATGGGACCAGCCGTCTTTGCTGGAGTGCATCGAGTACGCGGAGACGCACAACTACCGCAATCTGCTGATCGACGGATTCGTTCACTTCTGGCGGTCCTTCCGGTGGGCCTGCCGGGACGTATGGGCGCCGGTCCGGATCATCAAGCCGGGCGGCGACGGCAACCATACGATTCCCGGCCGCGTCTACCACTTTGGTTACGCGCAGGGCGAGGCGATTACCCGCTATAAGTGGACGTGCCACGGCCACCAGAACGAACTGCGGCCCGAATGGTTCGACTCGATCTTCATGGATCCCGAGAGAAAACGGGATCTGCATCCGGTCGTTAAAGACTGGTGGAATGCCGAGCCGTTTGACCGGGCCAAGCTGCCGGAAAGTCTGCAGAAGCACCCGTACTTTTTTCGGGATCTGATCTAACGCGGAGCGAGCAATGCGGATTGAATTATCCGGCGACGATTTCCCGATTTTCGCCATCGACCGCAGCGGCATGATCAATCCACTCGGCGGTCGCGGCCTCAGGCTCACGTTCAAGAAGGCAAATAGCGATTTTTGCATCGACTTCGAGAATGAGCAGGACGCCATTCGTCTCGCGAAAGAAATTCTCGTCCGCGAGGGGGAGTGGCCGGTGCGGGATGAGCAGCGGCGTGCCGATCAGCACGCCGCTAGATAAATGACCACCCTCGGCCAACAAGTCCGCTGCTGTGCGCGGTGCCGGTCCTGGGCGGCGGAGCCAACCGAAACGCTCAAGGCTACCGGCGCCGGCGCGTTACTCGGATGGTGTCAGCATCCGCATATCTGGGCGGTGTTGAAGGGCGGCGAGCTTGTCGGCGACAAGAAGCCCAACCCGAATGTAGGCGTGCGGACGGCGGCCGAAAGCTTGTGCCCATTGTTCTGCCGGCGAGGGTAGCCTGATGCGACTGTCGATCCTGATCTGCTCGATTCGCAGCCGCCGCGACCTCCTGGGCCGCCTGTTGGCGATCCTTGAACCACAGGCGGTGGCGCAGAAGAACGTGGAACTACTGATCGACGCGGACGACGGGGAACTAACCATTGGCGAAAAGCGCAACCGCCTGCTTGAGCGATCGGTGGGAACCCACGTTTGTTTCATCGACGATGACGACACGGTTGCGGACGATTACGTGGCTCGTCTGGTTTCCGCCCTGTCAACCGACCCGGATTGTGTCGGCTTCCGCGCCAAGTGGTACGAAGACGGACGGCACACCGCCGACACGACGTACACGATCCGGAACCAGAAGCTGCGGGAAATCCCGCACGGCGACCGGTTCCTCGTCGAACGACAGCCGGGGCACCTGACGCCCATCCGCCGGGAAATCGCCCTCGCGGTCAGGTTCCAGCCGTGGAACTACGGCGAGGACGCCGACTTTTCGATTCGCGTCCGGCCGTACCTGAACACCGAAGTCTTTGTCGATCACGTCCTGTACCACTACTGGCTGCGCAACCGCGACGCGCGGGCGAATGAGAAGACGCACCCGCAGCGGTGGCAGGACGATAACTTCCGGATCGAGCGGAGCCTGAAGGCCGCACTGGAAGCACGCGACAAAATGAAGCTTGAAACAGTTCCCCCGGATACGGACCGCTAAGGCGCCGAGCCGCCACAAGCGTTCTGTTTCCGAGCCGCTGCCACCCACGCCGAGCCGTGCGGGGCAACGGGCACCACGACGCACCAACGCCTACGGGAGGGCCGGCGGTGCAAATTCCTGAACCGATAGGGTCGCTCCTGAACAGCCGGCGCTGCACTGGCCGCGGTTCTTTTCTTTCATGCAGATCAACCAGCGGCGGGTTCTCAAAAGTGAGAAACCGATGTCACTGTTAGCACTCAAGAAAGAGAAGCAGATCGAGCGCAAAAAGCTCGCCGAGCAAACTGGAGAGATGATCGTCAAGGCGTCCAAGGAAAAGCGGTCCCTTACCCCGGCCGAGAATGCCGAGTGGGAAGCGCGTCATGCGGACATCGACAGGCTGGGCAAGGAAATCGAGCAGATGGACAAGCAGCTCGATCTGGAGGCCCACCTGGGCGCTCCGGCCCCCGACACCCGGACGGCCGGGTTCGAGGACACCACGGCCGAACGTCCGGCCGGCGGTCCCGGCATCAACGGCGGCCAGCCGACTGAAAAGCCCGACCAGTTCAAGACCCTGCGCAAGCTGGCCCTCTACGGCGGCGACTTCGGATGCCTGACGCCGCTGGAAAAGCGAATGTTCGTCTTCCCCGAAGGCGATGCGGGCGGCATGATCCGCAACCAGATCGAGAACGGCAACGGGAGCTTTGAATCCCGCAGCGACTTCACTCCGATGTGGTCGCAAAATCGCGCCATGGGCGGCACGTCCGCTGCCGGCGACGCGATGATCCCGCAGGGGTTCGTCTACAACCTGAACGTCGCCCTCAAGTGGTACGGCGGCATCATCGACCCCAACGTCTGCACGTATCAGGACACGAACATGGGCAATTTGTTGCCCTGGCCGAACGTGGACGACACCGGCAACACCGGCGAGATCACGGCGGAGAATGCCACCGTCACCGGCGGCTCCGGCTCCGGCGACGTGGACCCGACGTTCAGCGTCGTCAACCTGAACGCCTACATGTACGACAGTGCCGTCGTGCTGGTCCCGATCCAGCTCTTGCAGGACTCGGCGTTCAACGTCGAGCAGTATCTGGTGGGCGACACGAACCTGGAAAACCCGCGCGGGCAGAAGGGGCTTCTGGCCATCCGAATCGGCCGCAAGCTTAACACCGACTGCACGCTCGGGACCGGGTCCAGCCAGCCCAAGGGCATCGTGCCCGCGGCCGCCCTGGGCTACGCCGGCGCCAGCCCCACGACGATCAGCTACAACGAGCTGGTCGAACTGGAGCACAGCGTCGATCCGGCCTACCGCGGCTCGGACGCCTACGGCGTGCCGCTGGCCAAGTTCATGTTCAACGACAGCACCCTCAAGGCCCTCAAGAAGCTGGCCGACAGCAACAACCGTCCGTTGTGGATTGCCGGCGGCGTCAGTGAGGGCGTGCAGGGTCGTCGTCCGGACATGTTCAACGGCTACAACTATGTCATCAACCAGGACATGGCGAGCCTCGGATCTTCGGCGAAGTCGATTCTGTTCGGCGACTTCAAGAAGTACATCATCCGTCGCGTGCGCGGGCTGGAAGTCTTCACCTTCCGCGAACGCTACATGAGCGCCCTGCAGATCGGGTTCATGGGCTACCAGCGGTACGATGGTCAACTCCTGACCGCCGGAAATCCCGTGAAGTATTTCGTGAACAGCGCCACCTAATAGGGGCGACTGAGAATCTTCCCCTCGTGCGGACGAACAGTTCGCGCGAGGGCTTTCCCAACCTTTTCCTTCAGGAGTCCCTTATGAGCAGCGGCAAAGTGTTTGTGCGTCTTACCAGCCCGGTCACCAGCGAGAAGCAGTATTGGCGGGCGGGCGAAAAATACGAGTGCGGCGAGTCCGAGGCGCAAAAGCGCATCGCGGCCGGCGACGCCGTCCCCTACGTCGACGGGGAAGCCGATTACATCCCGCCCGACGGCACGGTGGCGAACGTCATCGTCAACAAGACGGTGCGCGAGCAGACCCAGGCGGTTCAGACGCGCCGGCAGGGTCGCCAGACGGTTTCGGCCTGAGTCGAGGTAGCCCATGGCCCAGCAACCCCACTTTTCGCTGTCGATCACGACGCCCCCGGCTGTCGAGCCGGTGGCGGTCAGCTACGTCAAATCGTGGCTGCGCGTCGACGGCGACGATCACGACGAGCAGATCGCCGACCTGATCTCCATGGCGCGGTCGCTGGTGGAGGATTACGCCGGGCGGGCACTGGTCAACACGGTTTACACCGCGTCCTACGACCGGTTCCCCCTGGTTCCCAACAGCCAGTACACGCCGGGGAACCCCAACACCCTCGCCCCGGTGATGCAAAACACCTGGCCGCTGGACCCGTCCATCTGGGCGTTGAAGCTGCCCCGGTCCCCGCTGGTGAGCGTGGCGTCGATCCAATACTACGACACGTCCAACTCGCTCCAGACGATGGACCCCAGCACGTACATCGTCGACGCCAGCAGCGAGCCGCCGCGGCTGTCCCCGGCCAGCGGGTCGTACTGGCCGAACAACTGGTGGAGACCCAACGCGGTGCAGGTGCTGTTCACCGCCGGGTACGGGGCTTCGGGGGCGAACGTGCCGGCCAAGTTCCGACGGGCGATCTGCGCCACCGTTTCGGCGTGGTACGACGCGCCCAGCGGCCCGATGGGCGACCTGCCCCAAGCCGTCAAGGACCTGATCGATTCCGATCCGGTTGCGGAGGTCTGGTAGGTGCGAACTGAACCCCACGGCCAAGTCTCTACCCACCGCCCGCGGCGAATCATCGTCCAGTACGACGCCACGGCCTCCAGCACCACGGACGGGTCGATCACCGCATGGGCGACGCCCAAGACGCTGTGCGAGGCGTGGACGGTCGAATGGAAGACGGCGGGCGGACGGGTTCAGTACCTGGCCGACCAGCCCCGGCCCGACGATTCGGCGGTGATTCGCATTCGCTGGCGGTCGGACGTGACCCCCACGCCCGCACACCGCATCAAGGTCGTGGGCGGCAACGGATTGACCCGCTACTACGGCATCAACGCCGTCATCGACGTGAACGGACAGCACCAGTATTGGGACCTGTACGTCGTAGAAAAAGCGATCTGATGGAATTCACCTTCATCATCGAAGGCATCGACGATCTGGAAACGCTGCTGGACGAGCTCCCCAAGGAGATCGACCAGCGGAAGGTGCTGAGGACCGCACTGAGGGAAGGGGCGAAGATCATCCAGATCGCAGCCAAAGGCAAGTGCCCGGTCTACAGCGGCCCGCCGCGTGCGGACGTGAAGCCGGGGGAGTTGCGCGACTCGATTAACCTGCGTACCCGCACCCGGGGCGGCGAGGTCACGGTCCTGATCCAGACCGGCGCGGGGGATTTCATCGGCGACCAGTTCTACGGAGCCTTCATCGAGTTCGGCCACCACGTCGGCAAGCGGCGCGGCGGCGGGAAGTATCGCCGGATGATCAACGATCTGCGTCAGTTCGTTCCCGCCCACCCGTTCCTGCGCCCGGCGTTCGACGAGAATAAGGACGCCGTCGGGCGCATCATCGGCGAGGCGATCAAGCGGGAAGTCGGCGTCATCCTCGCGCAGCACGGTCTGGCAGAAAACTCTTCCGACGTTGAGGCACTCTAAATCATGGCCGACCTGGGCGATGCCATCTACGCGATCCTGTCCGGCAACACGGCCGTGTCCGATGCGGTCAACGGCAACATCTTTCCCGATGAGGCGCCGCGGACGGTCGGCAATATCGCCTACATCGTCTTCAAGCGAATCAGCGGGGTGGAAGACTTCACCATGGACGGCTCCTCGAATTTGTGTCAGTCGCGGGTGCAGATTGACTGCGTGGCGCCGGACTACCCCACCGCCAAGTCGATCTATGCCGCCGTCTTCGCGGCCCTTCAGGGCTACAAGGACACCATCGGCGGGGTGACGATCAAAAGCTGCTTCGAATCCGGCAAGCGTACGTTCGTCGATCCGTCGCCGACCGACGAGACCCTTCGCAGCTTCGGGCGCAGTGCCGACTACATGATCTGGCACACCAGCGCCTAACCAATCCATTAACACGCACGAACCAAAGGGGACGGGTCGCTCCCGAGTGCTCTGGCCACGCCGCGGCCGGAGCCTCCCCTTTCTTTTTTCTCTTCGCGGCATTCCGAATCCAGCGGCCGGATTCTGAAAAGTGAGACTGCAATGGCTGCTTCTGCTGCAACGTCCGGTTATTCCACCGTACTTCAGGACAACAGTTCCGGGTCGTACGTGTCCGTCGCCGAGGTCGTCCGCATCACCGGCCCCAAGGTGTCGCGGAAGTTCATCGACGTGTCCAATCTGACCAGCCCGAGCGAGGCCGAGGAGTTCATCGCCGGTTTTATCAGTAATGGCATGGTCACGATGGACGTGAACTATCTACCGGGCAACGCGACCCAGAAAAACATCGTCGCCTCCATCCAAAACGGAACGAAGTGGGGCTTTAAGCTGATTCTTTCCGACGCGGCTGCGACGACGATCTCCTGGAATGGCTTTTACGCCGAATTTGAACCGACCGCCCCGCACGACAACAAGCTGTCGGCCCGCATCGCGATCAAGGTCACCGGCCTGGTGACGATCCCGACCTAATCGGGGTCACGGATTCCTCTAGCCCATTTTAAGGACTTCTCAGATGGCACTGCTGAACAAAGACCAACTGTTGGCCGGCATTTCGAAGCTGCCGACCCTCGACGTTCCCGTTCCCGAACTCGGCGGATCCGTGCGCGTGCGCACGCTCTCGGGCGCCGTACGGGACCGCTTCGAAGCGTCCCTCTACGGCGACAAGGAGAAGATCAACCTCGAAAACGTCCGGGCGCGGCTGGTGTCGATCGCGGTGATCGACGAGGCCGGCAATCCCATGTTCAACGAGCTGGACGCGAGCATTCTGGGCCGCGGCTCGGCCAAGGTCCTCGACCGTCTGTACGTGGCCGCCAAGAAGCTCAACGGGATCGAAGACGAGGACGTGGAGGAAATCCTAAAAAACGCCCGGACCGCCGCTACTGGCTCCAGCTCTCCGAACGCCTCGGCATGAGTCTGGTCGAGGCGCAGGAGCGAATCAACTCCCGCGAGTTCGAAGAGCGGCGGGCGATGGACCGCATGGAGCGGCCGGTCCTGGAGCGGATCGAGCTTCTCCTGGCCCGGTTTCTGGCGATGTACGTGAACGTCCACAAGTCGGCGGACCAGCCACCGAGCAGCGCGGCGGATTTCATGCCCCAGTATTCGACCCCGCAAACCCAATCCCCCGAAGAGATGCGTCGCGCCATGGGCGGGTAGGAATCTCGTATGTCTACCATTGTCACTCTTGCCGCCGCCGTAAAGGCCAACGCCTCGGGCTTCGAAGCGGGGATGCAGACCGCCCGGAGTGCGGCCCGCGCTTTCGGGCAGGAGCAGCGGGAGGTGGCCCGGATTGTCGAGGAGACCCGGACGCCGCTGGAGCGGTACGAATCGGAGGTGGCCAAGCTTTCCGAGTTGGAATCCAAGGGAAAGATCTCGTTCGACACCTGGACCCGCGGCATCGCCAAGGCCAAGCAGGAATTGAAGGAGGCGGGCGAAGAGGCCACGACGGCCCGCGAGCACTTCACCCTGATGTTCGAAACGATCGGGGCGTACGAGATCGGCAGCCGGGTCTACGAGTCGGCCAAGGGCGTGTTCGAAGGGATCGGGCAACAGGCCCGCACCGCTGAGGCGATCGGCGCCACTGCGACCCAGCTTGGTCAACTCCAGTACGCAGCCGACGTTTCGCTGGTCAGCGTCGATTCGCTGACGGCCGGCCTGGGCCGCATGCTGAAGAACATCGGCGGTGTGGCCACCGGCCAAACGACCTCCCTTGAGGTGACGCGGGCGATCGAAGACTTGCACCTTCAAATTCGCGATCTGGCCGGCGAGTCTCCCACCGAGCAGTTCGAATCGATCGCCGAGGCGCTGAACAAGATCGAAAACCCGGCCCGGCGGGCGGCGGATGCTCAGGCATTGTTCGGCCGCGGGTGGATCCAGCTGATGCCACTCTTAAAGGAGGGGAAGGATGGCCTGCGCGACTTATTCGCCGAAGCGGATCAAAGCCATTTTGCCCGAACGGCCGAGGACGTTGCGAAGGTTGAGGCGGCGGAGCGGGAGGCGGCGAAGGCCACGGACGCCATGAAGGGGGCATTGGCCGACGTTGTGGTGGAAATGTCGCCATATCTGCAAGACTTGGCAAGGATGATTCGTGGCCATCAGGACCTCTCCGTCGGCATCGGCGGAACGGTAGCAGTCACGGGCACCTTGATCCTGTCAATGCCCGCCCTGACGGCAACGTTCAATGCGGTTCGCGCCGCAGCTCGCGAGGGCGGCGACGCGCTCGAGTATTTCGGCAGCGGAAGCCGGGTGGTCGGCGGAATCATCACCGGGACCGTCGTTGCCGGGCTGTCGCTTCTGGCGGACCAGCTTTACCACACCTCTCAGGCATGGGACAGCAGCGCCACCGCGATGGAGGCTTGGGGCATCGGTGCGCTGCGCACTGTGCAGCAGTTTGGCTTGCTGGACGACGCGGTACAGAAGCTCGCCAACGACATGCAGAAACTGGCGGACACCAAACTGTCGATTCCGGCGATTCGGGCGGAGGTAAATGCGGCCCCAGACCTTGACAGCAAGATCATTCACGAGCAGGAGCTGGTCGCCAAGCTGAAGCAGCAGTACGACGAGGCCAACGCGATTTTCTTGCGCGGAAACGTTCCAAACGAACGAATGCTTTCCTTTAGTGGTTACAACGCCCACGTCCATAAGGGCGAGCATCTGGTTCATCACGGGGGACTGCCCTATGCCGTCGATGATACGGCAGGAAACCCGGAGACCGCTTCACAGGTTCAGAAGCTGCTTGACGAGTACAATCAGGCAACCAAAGACTTGGGGGGTTTGCAGGCGGAAAAGGCTCAGTCGGTCGCCGAAGGGCTGGGCGAAGTGGCCGACATGGCCGACAAGGCGGGGAAGCATCTGGGCGGCATGGCCAAGTCGGCCAAGGACGCAATGGACCCGATCGAGAAAACGGTCGAGCATCTGAAGGAACAAATCAACACGTTCGGCATGGGGTCGCTCGCGCAAGAGGCCGAGAAGATCCGCGACATGCAGAACCCCTTCAATCTCGAAGGGCACGAGCGGTACCGCAACCGGCCAGAGGACGCGATGCTCTGGCGGCAGCACGACGATTTCGAATCGGAGCGACAGCAGGCCCTCACGATGCTCGCGCAACTCCAAAGCCTCCAGGACGAGAAGAAGGCGCACGAGGAGTCGGCGAAAGCCGCGCAGGAGCACCAGCGGGCGATACAGAGCCTCACCAACAGCCTCCAGCAGCAGATTGCCGCCGCGAAGGGATTGGGTGAGCAGTATCGCTTGGATCAGGAGCTAAAGAAGTCCGGCGCCACGCCCGCCGAGGCGGCAAACATCAAGAGCTTGGAGAGCGAGCTGGAGTCGATCAAGGAGAAAAAGAAGCTGACGGACGATTGGGTGCGCAGCCTCCAGTCGGCCAAGGTCCCCTTGGGCGACATCAAGAAGCTTACCGACGAGATCATGGAGAAGTACATCCATGGCGACATCGACTTCGAAGAGATGCAGAAGCTGCTAAAGCATCTGGGTGACGAGAAAAACAAGGACCGTTCGCCGGGCGGCAGGGGCGAGAAGCCCACGTCGGAGGAATGGGATCCGCGTTACATGCGCATCCCGACGGCGGGAATGGCATCGTCCGGCAAGGAGAATCCTTCCACTCAGGACGAACAGAAGCAGCAGACGAAGCTACTTCAGGACATCAGCGACAAGCTGCCGGGCGTCACCAACTAAGGTGGATTACTTCCAGTACTTAGTCGCCGGATCGCTTGCTCCGCATCGCCAGACCGCATTAATTCAACATGTCCATCCGCAAAAAGAAAATTGCTTTCAGCCTGGCCGTCAGTTCCTGTGTGTGCGGATGTAGGTTCGTAGGCGATCACCCGATCATCGCGCATTTTGTCCTGCATCCCTCTCCCCAAATATACGTACGCCTTGCCGCTGGTCGGGCACGTCAGGTACTGCGGGGCTACTGCTGACAAGTCGTCTGGGAATCGACCTGTGCCATCTCGGTAGGACTGAATGCCGATCGCGATTTGCCTCAAATTGCTCATGCAGTGAATGTCTTCCGCTGCATGCTTTTTGGCAATTAAGCTGCTGATTGCCCCGCTGGAAACGACTGCGATTATTCCAATACACACAAGAGAAATCGGGACCAAAAGCAAGGCGATCAGCCATCTTGTTGAGTGCGACAGCGGGCCGGTGGCGAGCGTTCTCTGGGCGACAGGAGCGAGATCACTACCGGCCAGTTTGGCGTAGCACGTTCCGCACACCGCCTGATCTTTCCACACGTACGGCGTTTCCAGTTTCCCAATCCGCGCGCCGCAGTTGGCGCATTGATCCACGCTCGACATTGAACGCCTCCTTACCCCGAAAATAATATGCCCGATCCCGGAGTATATAACGTCGGTTTGTACATCGTCCATCTGGACGTAGCGGACAGCCAGCCCGACAAACTGGATGTGGAGGGGTGGGAATACTACCGCACCGCCCGCGTCGAGGGGTTGGCCGGCAGCGGCTCCGCCCAGCGAGTTCAGGCCGTCTTGGCGGTACAGGCCCTGCCGATCGGCCCCAATCTACTGCTCGGCTCCCCCCACCCCGACATTCCCGACGCCCTGCTGCGGCAGTACCGGCCGCGGACCTTAAGCAACGGCGTGGTCGAGGTTCGGATTCTCTACAAGGAGGAATTCGGCGGAACCAACAACTACGTCGAGGTGGGTTCCACCGCCCAGCAGGTCCAGACCAACGTCGGCATCGGGGCCGGATTCACCGGGAACCTGATCCACAGCATGTACAAGGGCAAGCAGTACGGCGAGACGGTCAGCAAGCTCGTTCCGAACACGACGATCACGGTAAAGCGGGTCGAATACGCTAGCCCCGGCGATAAATCCAAGACGTACGTGGGAACGGTGAACGACGGGCCGTGGGACCTGGACCCCTCTCCCTACGCCCGCTGCTGGCTCTGCACCGAGATCACCGGCGTCAGCGCCGACCGCGGCGTCAGTTGGCAGGTCACCTACAAGTTCGTCTACCAGCCCCCCAAGAGCCTGTCCAATCCCTACGCCGGCGGTTGGGACGAGGGCGTCATTACCAAGGATCCGGCGACCGGCGAGCCCTACGCCGACTACTACAACACCTACGCCCAGAACGCGCCGGACTACTGGATCGTTTACCCGCAACAACCATTCTTTTTTAGCTTTGTCGCCTGACCTGGAGATTCCATGCCCGGAGCACTTCCCCTACTCGGCAACACCATCAAATACGACGCGGCCGCGACCGCCAACACCATCCCCCAGCGCGATTCCAACGGAGGGATAACGAATGCGGCCGAGGTCTGCACACAGTTCACCTGCTCAGGCCCAGTTACGCTGAAGTGGAACGCACAGACCGCCTCCTACAGCATGAGCGCCACTGTCGGCGGCGACTGCATCGTCTACATGGACGCCACTGGCGGCGCGAGAAGCGTCACGCTTCCACCACCGTCCACGCTTGGCGCGGGGCAGAAAGTTTGTGTCATCAAGAAGGACAACGTCAACAACGTGACCATCCTTCCCAACGCCACCGAGACGATTAACGGCGCCAGCAGCAAGGTGCTGTCGGTCCAATATTCGGTCTGCTGGCTGTACAACGACGGAACGAATTGGATCGCCAGCACCACGACCTCGTAACATCCGGTTCTCGCCTCCGCCCTCACCGCCTTCCCTACCGCCCGCCCATT